CTCACCCTGTTTGGCCCCGAAAAAGGCCTCGATGCTACATGCACGAACAACAAATTAGGTGCTCCAAGGTGCTAACCTTTTTGGGGACCTTTTGCTAACATTTTTACTTGACGAACACAACCAGTAGAGAATTATGAATCTTTGTACGAAGTGTCGAGCATTGGAAGAATCCGAAACAGCAAGAAAGAAATTTTAAAGCCTTGCAGAGCAAGAAACGGATACATCCATGTGACGCTACACAAGGGCGGGACGAAGAAACAAGTTCTACTGCATCGATTGATTGCAACCACGTTTTTGCCACATGATGAGGGCAGAAACGTCGTAAATCACATCAATTGCAACCCGAGCGACAACAGAATCGAGAATTTGGAATGGACGACTCAAAGTAAGAACATTAAATATGCGTACGATTTAGGCAGAGAAGACTGCGTTGCAAGAAAGCGCATAAAGTGTCTAGACGTTGGGAAGTCGTTTTACAGCTCGATGGATGCCGCAACGTGGGTCAATTTAGTCCTTTTCCATGATTCACATAATTTAAAAACCATCAGCCGCACGATAAGACAATGCGCCAACAGAGAAAGAGGCCATCAGTCGGCATATGGAATGCGGTGGGTTTTTTGTAATGATGAAGGCTCAACGACTATCCCTTAACGGGAGTAGGGTGAAACCGAAACGGCAGCCCCCACGGTTGAGTGGGTGAAGATATAGTCTAATCTATATGGCGACATATAGCACATTTGGATATGTGGTCAACGCTCAAGGACACCGGAAAGACCATGGCGCAGATTTTTATGGAAAACGGTCTCGGACTCGTCCGGGCAAACAACAACCGCGTGCAGGGCTGGCTTTCTTTGAAAGAACTGCTCAAGCCAATGCCGGACGGGAAGCCGGGGCTTATCATCTTCAACGACTGCCACGGCATCATCGACGACTTGCAGGCGCTTCAGTTCGACGACAAGAACCCGTCAGACGCAGCGAAGGAGCCGCACGAAATTACGCACCGGCCCGACGCGCTCCGATACTTCGCGCAGTCCCGCTTTCTGGCCCCGGAAACCATGGGAGCCTTTGAAGTGGAACGAGAGGCGGACGCCGGCGAAGATTACGACGACGTGATGCGCGGTGGGGAACTCAGCAGGGGGTATCTGGAATACTGATTCCGCCTGTATTGTTACCCTGAAAGCGAACAAACGTTCCAATAACACCTATATACAACCATCTATTACGGCCCACCAAAGCCGTGAAATAACTGGCCAACCATAGCCGGAAAGAGGGAACGAAATGGAAAACGAGAAAGAGACCGAACAGATGGACACCGAATGGGGTGTTGATCTTTCCGATCTTGCCAACGACGCAGAGGACACGGCAGACCAGCCGGACGAAGCGGAGGAAGCCGACACGCCTGCGGAGGAAGAACCCGAAGCAGAGAACACCGAATCGGAGTCCGGGGCACAGCAGACAGAGGAAAAGCCGGAGGACAAGCCTGCCGCCGCATCCGACAAGATCGCGGCCGACACCTACGAGCTCAAGCATCTGGACACTGTGCTGTCGGTAGACCGGGGCAAGGTGACGGAGCTGGCCCAGAAGGGTCTGGACTATGACCGCATCCACGAGCAGCGGGACACCTACAAGGCGAAAAACGAGGAATTGCAGAAGTTCCGCGACGAAAACGCGGAGATTTCCGAGTTCCTGCATTCGCTGGCTCAGGAGAGCGGCATGACCCCGGATCAGATGATGGACACGATCCGAACCAATTCGTATGTACAGAAGGGCATGAATCAGGACGCGGCGCGTGAGCGTGTCGCCCGCGAGAAAGCGGAGCGAAAGCTGAACGCCGCGAATCAGGCGAAAGCCGAACAGGAAAATGCGTCAAAGACGCAGCTTTCGGAGCAGGAGAAGCGCGACCGGGACATTCAGGCGTTTGTCTCGCAGTATCCGGGAATCGACCCGACGGCCATCCCCAAGGAGGTTTGGACGGAGGTAGGAACCGGTACTCCGCTGCTGACTGCGTATCAGAAATACCAGTCTTCTCAGCTCCAGAAAGAAAACGAGCAGCTCAAGGCGCAGCTTGCGGCCCGGGAAAAGAACGAGCAGAACCGGAAGAAAACCGTAGGAACGCAGAAAACGGGCGGCTCGGAGTCCGCAAAGGACCCGTTCCTGGAGGCGCTGTTCGGAAAAGACTGAGCTTATGTCCTTCTGAAAAACACCAAACAAAATGATTTTTCAGGAGGAATGAAAAATGAGCAAGACCATCAATCTCGCAACCAAGTATTCGGACAAGGTTCAGGAACGGTTCTGGACCGACTCCGTGACGGCCGGTTCCTTTGCGACCGATCTCGACATGGAGTTCACCGGCGTCAAGACCGTCCGCGTTTTCGACGTGGACACCGCCCCGCTTGGCGACTATACCCGCAGCGGTTCCAGCCGTTACGGTACGCCGGCCGAGCTGACCGACAACACGCAGGAGTTCGTCATGTCTCAGGACAAGGCGTTCACCTACACGATCGACAAGGGCAACGCGAAGGAGCAGTTCAACATCAAGCAGGCGGGAACCTCCCTCAAGCGGGAAATTCGCGAGGTCATCACGCCGTACATCGACAAGTATCGCATGAAGGTGTGGGCGCAGAAGGCCGGCCAGATCGCGGGCATCGCGGAACCCACCAAGAGCACCATCGGCAGCCTCATCATGGACGCGACGGTCGCGCTGGACGACGCGCAGGTAGACGCCAACAACCGCACGCTGTACATCCCGAGCAAGTATTACAAGCTCCTGAAGCTGTGCGACGAGTTCCACTACTCCGACTCGCTGTCTACCGCGGCGGTCAAGAACGGCACCGTCCCGATGTTCGATTCCATGACCGTCAAGAAGGTTCCGTCCAGCTATATGCCGGACAACGTGTATTTCGTCATCGCGTTCAAGGGCGTGGCAATTTCCCCGGTGAAGCTCCAGGACTACAAGATTCACTCCGACCCGCCCGGCATTTCCGGCGATCTGGTCGAGGGCCGTGTGATCTTCGATGCGTTCGTGAAGGGGACCAAGGCCAACGGCATCTATGTGGCTGCCGCGTCCGCCTATGTGTGCGCCGCGCCGACTGTGACGTTCGCCACCAACGTGGCGACGATGAGCTCCACCACGACCGATGCCGTCATCCAGTACACCACGGACGGAAGCGATCCCCGGTATTCTCCCACGGCTGTCACCTACAACAGCGCGAGCAAGCCGACGATTGCCTCCGGCGACACCGTCAAGGCGTATGCGTCCAAGACCGGGATGTACAATTCCGGCATTGGCTCCGCGACCAACTCTTAAACCCATAAACCAATGGGGCGCAGGGATTCCTTCTCTGCGCCCCATTTTCAAAGTGAGGGAATGAAATGAATGCAGCCATTCTGATTCTGTGTGTCCTCTTTGCTCTGGTCGTCTCCAACCTCCTTCTGATGCGGAAAATCACAGGGCTTTCCGAAGAAGTCGAGATTTTGGAAGACAAAATCAACCATTCCATATCTGCCGAACGGACACACTCCGAGGCGACGGACACGGTGCTCAAGGCGATGAATCTGACTTTAATCGAATTGACCGAGAAAATTCCGAAGGAAGACGAGCCTCCCGACCCGGAGAAAGCCCGCAAGGCCAAAGAGGCGACAGACCGATTCAACGACGGGATCTCCGCGATACTGGATTATGACGGAGGCGGTGGAAAATGAGGAAAATGCCTCGCCCGACCATGGAAAGTGTGTGCCGCCGGTACGACCGGAGCGTGCAGTTCAACTCGGAGATCGGGCTTTACGATACGGTGCGGAAGAATGAGAACTTCTTCATCGGTAGACAGTGGGAGGGCGTGGAGGCGAATGGGCTTCCGACGCCGGTTTTCAACTTCCTAAAGCGCGTGACTTTGTTTCAGGTGGCAACTATCACCTCAGACAACATTTCCATGCAGGCGTCCCCGCTGGCCTCGACCAGCCGCTACGAACTGGGAGACATAGAGCAGGTGTCCGACGTTGTGAACAAGCAGTTCCAGAGCATTTTCGAGCGGAACCAGATCGTCGGCCTGCTGCGGGAATACATGCGAAACGCCGCCGTGGACGGGGACGGCTGCCTGTACACATGGTTCGACCCGACGATCGAGAACGGGCAGGACGTCAAGGGTGAGATCGTGACGGAGATCATCGAGAACACCCGCGTCCACTTCGGGAACCAGAACTGCCGCACCGTGCAGAACCAGCCGTACATCATTTTGTCGCGGCGCATGACGGTGGACGAGGCAAAGGATTTTGCAGACGCGCAGGGGCTTTCCGAAGAGCAATACGAATCCATCCGGGCCGACAGCGAGGATTACCGCAACGACGCGGACTCCATGACGGACGACAAGGTAACAGTTCTGACGTATCTTTACCGGAACAAGGAAACCGGGACGATCTGGAAATACGTCTGCACAAAGAATTTGGAATTGCAGGAGCCGACGGACACGGAGCTGACCATGTATCCCATCGTCTGGCTGAACTGGGACTATGTTCAGGACTGCTACCATGGACAGGCGGAAATTACCGGCCTGATTCCGAACCAGATTTTCATCAATAAGCTGTTCGCCATGTCGATGATTTCACTGATGACGACGGCATATCCGAAAATCGTCTACAACAAGACGATCATTCCCCACTGGGACAGTCGTGTCGGTGCGGCGATTCCGGTCAATGGCGGAGACATGAACTCCGTGGCGAAGATCATCGATCCGGCGCAGATTTCTCCGCAGATCGCGCAGTTCATTCAGCTCGCGGTGGATTATACGCAGTCGTTCCTCGGTGCGTCGGACGTAGCTCTGGGCGATACGAGACCGGATAACACGAGTGCTAGACAATTATGGCACTGCGCGGTGGAAGCCGCGTAACAAATTGGAGTAAAAAACTGGAAAGCTAAACAAGTGAATAAGGAGGACGTTTCATGAGGAAGCGCGAGGAAATGATCGGTAAGAGATTCGGAAGGCTGACCGTCATAGCGTTGAGCGGTGTGAAAAGGCATCATGCCCAATGGCTGTGTCAGTGCGATTGCGGATTGACGACGCTTGCATATGCGTATCAGCTCAACAGCGGCGCTAAGAAGTCGTGCGGTTGTCTCCGAATTGAGGAAGTAAGCAAACACATCCCGGAATCCAAACCGGGGAAGGAAAGCCCGTCATACAAGCACGGCGGGAAGAGTGGAGGCACAGAACGCCTGTATATCGCATGGTGGAATATGCTGAAACGATGCGAAACTCCTTCCGCAAGTAGATATGAGAACTACGGGAAAAGGGGAATCCGTGTTTGCGAAGAATGGCACGATTATGCTGCATTCAGAAAATGGGCTTATGGGAATGGGTATTATGACCAGCCGGAAAATTTGGGCAGAGCTGAAAAACTCAGCATTGACCGAATCGATCCGGATGGGAACTATGAGCCACAGAATTGCAGATGGGTCACACTTTCCGAAAATGTCCGCCTTAGAAACTTGCACGCCAATCAGAGGTGAAGGCTTGTCTGAGACAAGCCAGCCGCAACGCATAGCGGGTGAAAAGATATAATCCCGCCACGAGACTCCACGTCCAGTGCGGACGAAAAGATATGCTGAACTTATGGGAAACCATAAGAAGCAGAGGATAAAAAGCCTTTGCGATAACAAATTGATAGTTGCTTTGCAGCGTTCTTCGAACGTCCCAATGGAGATTACGAAGCAGAACCTTTACCGCTCCGTGGAGGATTTGGGCCGCATCTATGTGGATCACATGCGAGTTTACTACGGGACACGGTATGTGCAAATCAAGATGATCCCGAAGGATACGCAGCAGCCGCTCGGCATGGCGCTTCCGGGTGATCTTTCGTTCAACCAGCCGTTCGATTTCGGGGTTCTTTCGGAAATTCCGCTCTCGCTTCAACTTGACGTTGGTGCTTCGGCCTACTGGTCGGAGATCGCGTCCATGCAGACGCTGGATAACCTCCTGATGCAGAACAAGATCGATCTTCTGAGCTATCTGGAACGCATCCCGAACGGGTACATCGCCAAGAAGCAGGAGTTGATCGAGCGGATCAAGGCGCAGCAGCAGCCGCAGCTGCAGACAACGGGGACGGAAACTCCGAAACCGCCGCTTGATACGAGCATTCAGGAAGAATTGCCGACCGGGAAGGGGTACAGCGCCCTCCAGCGGTCGATCAATGAGACGGGGGTGGTGCGATAATGGCGCTTACCAAGCTGACGACCGATCTGAACATCATCTCCTCGCTGGACGACCAGCCGAACGACGTTGGCGGGCTGACGGCGGCGGAGCTCAAGGCAAAATACGACGAGGCCGCGAACGACCTCAAGAATTTTCTCAACAATACGCTGATCCCGGAGCTGGAGGCGGCGGGCGTGCTGGCGCTGATCCAGCACGGGACGGATTCCTGCAAGTACATCCGTCTCAACGCAGACGGGGCGATCCAGACCAGCGCGGACGGCGCGGCCTGGACGACTACCGCGAGCTCCGGCCACCTGATTTACGACAAGAACGGCAATCTCCTGACGCAGCGAACCCGCCTGAAATTCGCCAACTCGACCGTGACCGACGACGGAACCTACACCGTCGTGAACGGAATCACCGGAGCCACCGGCCCGACCGGAGCCACGGGGCCTTCGGGAACGGCGGCTACCATCCAGATTGGCACGGTGACGACCGGAGCCGAGGGCACGTCCGTCATCATCACCAACACCGGCACGGCGAACGCGGCGGTGCTGAACTTCACGATCCCGAAGGGCGCGAAGGGAGCGGCATGGTATCCGGCGCTGGATGGGCTGGGAAACCTGACGTTTACGCTCTCCGACAGCGCGACACCGCCCCCGAGCTACAACATCCGCGGCCCTCAGGGCCCGCAGGGAGTACAGGGCGTGCAGGGCGTAACTGGTGCGACTGGGCCTCAGGGCATTCAGGGCGTAACCGGCCCGCAGGGCATTCAGGGGAATCAGGGCGAAACCGGCCCGACTGGCGCGACAGGCCCAACGGGCCCGCAAGGCCCGACAGGCCCGCAGGGAGCAACGGGAGACGACGGTGCGGATGGGTCGTCCTTCCTTGTGAAGTCTCTGTATTCGACCCTTCTGGCGCTGCAAACGGCGCATCAGACCGGCGCGGCGGGAGACGCCTACGCGGTGGGGACCACGTCGGATAATACCATCTATATCTGGGATGTGGACACGTCCGCATGGAAGGACATCGGCGCTTTGCAGGGGCCACAGGGGCCGCAGGGTCCCACAGGAGCCACGGGCCCGCAGGGTGCAACTGGCCCAACCGGACCGAAGGGGCCTCAGGGTATCCAAGGTGTTCAAGGCGAACAGGGAGCGACAGGCCCGCAGGGTGCGACAGGCTCACAGGGCCCTCAAGGTGTAGCGGGTGTTTCTGCCTACACGGCCGCGTCCAGCGCGGGATATACCGGAACCGAGACGGCGTTCAATACGGCGCTGGTGGATATCCCAAACAAGGCCACGAAAAAGGTCCCGGCTACGACGGGGAATCTCGCCGCGCTGGACGCGAACGGTGATCTTACGGACAGCGGGAAGCTCCCCTCTGCGTTTGCCGCATCGACGCACAGTCATTCGGCGGGGGACATCGATTCTGGAACGCTCCCGGCCGCGCGAGGCGGTACGGGTTACACCACGTTGCAAGCGGCACGAAACGCGATGGGCCTCGGCGACACGACGGGCGCGCTTCCGGTGGCAAACGGAGGCACTGGGGCATCATCGGCGGCGTCGGCGCTCAAGACGCTTTTGGACGCACTAAGCGCGGTGACTCCGGCCACAGGAGACAAGATACCGCTGACGGATATCAGCGGAGCGGTGGCCGGATACAGCACTATTGCGGACATCCTCGCGCTGGCAACTCCGGGCGTGCAGATTGCCACTGGCAGCTACACCGGCACGGATACATATGGGAGTAGCAATCCAAATACGCTTGTATTTAGCTTTGCACCAAAGTTTATTTGGATTTTCGGACAGTATTATACGACTGGAAAATATTATGCTGATACAACGACGACAGGAAGCTTTACAACTGCTACCACTGTACCTATGGGATTGCTAAGTACAACCTATGTAGAGAAGCTTCCACCGTACTCAGCAAATGGGATCTCGGATGCGTATAGCAAAAAATCTGCTGACGGAAAAACGCTAAGCTGGTATAGTACCACAGATTCCAGTAAGCAAATGAACCAATCCGGATGTGTGTATTACTATCTCGCCATCGGTTAAGGAGGAAGTGCTATGAAAATAATTAAATCCACTCCGAATCCGTCTGGAGCGTATCCTTCCCCCCAACCGTGGAATGGTACAACGCCTCCTGACGGCTGGCTGGAGATCACCACCGACACGACGGAGTTTTACAACGGCTTTGTCACGCTGACCATTACGGATGGTGTGGTAACTGCCATTTCCGAGAACGTCGAAGCGCACAAGGCATGGACGGACGCAGAGGCCGCGAAACCGAAGCTGGTTGAATCAGATCCTATTGCGGAGCATGACGAGCTGATCGCCATGCTCACCGAAAAAGTGACCAACCTCGAGTTGGGCATCACGACATAAGGAGGACAGGCTATGACTGCACTGAAAAATGTATATGCCCGGCTGATCGATAGTGCAGGCGCGGATGCGGCGAAGATCGCCGATCTGAAAGTCAAAATCGGCACCTCATTTGCGGTGGGCCTGCTGACGGACGCGGAGCAGGCGGAACTGCTGGCGCTGCTGCCGGCGGCCACGGCGTAAGGGGGCAGCGGCATGACAGAATGGGGCGTTGTCGGCGTGGTGGCCGTGCTGGTCAGTCTGATCGGCGTATTCGTCAAGGCGGCGGTCAACATGACCAGGAGCGTCCAGAAGAACACGGACGCGACGGATCGCCTTTCCGATGTGGTGAGCGATTTCAAGCAGGACAACAAGACGGAGCACAAGGAATTCCGGGAGCAGATCGGCGACCACGAAACCCGCATAACCGTGTTGGAACACAAAAATTAACATATGGACAGGCCATCAGGCCGGAAAGGACTACATCATGGAAAACAACAGATACGCACAGAACAAGCACGAGATCGACCGCATCAGCCGCGAGAAGGGCGTGGACATCGGCGTTGCCTGCGCCATGCTCCGGGACGAAAAGGGATGGAGCTGCAAGGACGGCATCGACACGGAGATCACGGAATTCTGCGACTATGTTCGCAGCATGAACCCGGAAGAGGTTCAGGCGTACTTCGAGGGCTGAACAACATGGGGCGGCTTCGGTCGCCCCAACCGTTTACGGAGGGATTACATATGAGGACGAGCCAGACGGGAATTGACCTTATCCGGTCGTTTGAGGGCTGCTGCCGCAAGGCGTACCGCTTGCCCGGTGAGACGTATTACACCATCGGATATGGGCATTACGGCGCGGACGTGAAAGCGGGAACGACCGTGACCTATGCGCAGGCGGAAGAACTGCTTCGGTCGGACTTGAGAAAATTTGAGGGCTATGTCGCGCAGTACGCGCCTTCGGGGCTGAATCAGAACCAGTTCGACGCGCTGGTGTCGTTCTGCTACAACTGCGGCCCCGGCTCTTTAAAGCAGCTTTGCACAGGCCGCACGATTGCGCAGATTCCAGAGCACATCGAGGCGTACACGGCAAGCGCGTCCGAGTCCTACCGGGCCGGGCTCTTGCGGCGCAGACAGGCGGAACGCAAGCTCTACAACACACCGGTAAAACAGGAGGGAAATACAGTGACAGTTACGGATGCAAAAAAGATTCTTGCGGACAAGGCGGGGCTGTCCGCCGCGACCATCGTTTATCTCGACAGCTACAAATATGGCGACGAGCTGATTTTGAAGCTGGCAAAAGCCATGCAATAATCGGCAGAATATCTGAAGGAGGGATAACCATGAACGAGAAAACAAGCAATTGGATCAAGGCAGCGGGCGTTCGCGCCCTCAAGACGGTGGCGCAGACAGCGGTTGCCACGATCGGCGTATCGGCCACGATGGGAGACGTCAAATGGCTGACGGTGCTCAGCACGGCGCTGCTGGCGGGCATCCTGTCGGTGCTGACCAGCGTCGCGGGGCTGCCGGAAGTCAACGGTTAGGAAGGACATAGACGGCGGAGGCTTCTGATGGAGCTTTGGAGAGGCAGACCGAAAACGGCCTGCCCTCCAAAAACCGGCATTACAGAGAGGTGTGAAACAACATGGCGACGATCAGCGGCGGGGACAGCACGAAGATTTTCTCCCTGAAAAAATTCCTCGGAC